AAAGCCGACGCAGGAAGAACGGCTGGATGCGGCACAGGACATCCGCAGGGTGCTGAAGAAACGGGAAGCGGCGGCAAAAAAGGCGAAGCGGGAACATGACCGACTGCTGGCGGCAGTAAGCTGTGTGCTTTGTGTAGTATGCGTCAGCCTTGGGGTGGCGATGGTGCAGAGCCTGGACAGGCTGCGGACGGTGGAAACGGAGCTGATGACCATGCGAAGCAGTTATCAGACCCTGGCAGAGGATTTTGAAGGGGTAAAAGTGCAGAGTGTATTTGCCGTGCAGCAGGCAGACACAGCGGAAAAGAATATAGAAACAACGAAGAAATATATTGTGGAAGGCGGCGATAGTTTAGGATATATCAGCAGAAAATTTTATGGAGATCATGATGGTATTGTGAAAATTATGGCGGCCAACGGGCTGGAGGATGCAGACAGGATCTATGAAGGGCAGGTGTTATGGATACCTGCGGAATAAAAGAGCAGGACTTCTCTGAGGGGAAGTCCTTTTTTATTTGGGATTGACAGAGAGAGAAGGCAAATGATAGAACAATAGAAATAAGATGAGAATATATGTTCTTGCATGATGAGAATATATGTTCTTTGTGTGAGGCGGGAGGAGAAAGGAGAACGGATGGAAAAAGAAGAACTGAAGCAGCGGCTGAGGGACTGGGGGACAGCAATGGCGCGATTCGACCGAAAGGAAGAAGAAATCAGAAAACTGCAGGAGATCCATGAAATACAGAAACGGATACAGGAGAGATATCCTACGGAGAAAATCGAGAAGGAGTTTCTGTTGCTGGAGAAGGAATACCGAGAAGATGTGGGTCGGCTGCGGATCGAGATGGTGGAGATATTGCGGGAGAAGGCCAGGATCGATGAATGGATACAGGAACTGACCGATGATGAGGCGCAGTTCGTGAAACTGCGGTTTGAGAAAGGATATGGATTTGACTATATCAGCGGAAAGATGCATCTGAGTCGGGCAACAGTGTTTCGGCTGCAGGACAGGGTTTTGCAGAAGATGGAAAAAGAGAGATGCTTTGAGAGTGTGTCGATACGCTGTGAGAGGCGGAAAGGGGTATAGTCTGAATGCAGCGGAGAAAGGAGGCGATGCGAATGTGGCAGAGAGAAAACTGACAGAAAGACAGAGGATGTTCTGCAGGCTGTGTGCGGAAGGGATAAAACCCATTGCGGCGGCGAAGGAATGCGGTTATCGGAATGTGTACAGAAGCACGGGGGATATGCTGCGGAATGAAAAGATCCGACAGGAGATCGCAAGACTGAAAGAAATGGATACGGCAGCGCAGCGAACGGAAGAGGACACTCCTGCGGAAAAGGAAGAAATCCTGAGTTTTCTGACGGAAGTGATGCGGGACAACGAAGAGGCCGATCTGAAAACAAGGATGAAGGCGGCAGAGCTTCTGGGAAAACGGGAAAGTCTTTTTGAGAAGGGGAAAGGGAACGATGAAAGATGCCGCGTGGTCATCGTGGATGACATTCCATGAGGCGGCAGGAGATCCGTCTGTCGAGTTGTATCGGCGAAGGATTTTACGGGCTGCACAGGGACATTCGCCGAGGGGAACACAGCCATTACTGGCTGAAGGGTGGACGCGGCAGCGGAAAGTCTTCCTTTATTTCGCTGGAGATCCTTCTGGGGATCATTGATGATGAAAATGCCAACGGGGTCATCATACGGAAGGTGGCGGCAAACCTGAAGGACAGCGTGTTTGAACAGATGAACTGGGCCATTCGGACTTTGGGTGTGGAGGACGAATGGGAAAAGAAAATGAGCCCTCCGGAACTGGTGCGGAAGGGAACGGGACAGCGGATCCTGTTTCGGGGATGCGATGACCCCAGGAAACTGAAGTCGGTCAAGTTTCAGAAAGGGTATCCGAAGTTTATCTGGTATGAAGAGGCGGATGAATTCAGCGGCATGGCGGAGATTCGGAGCATGAACCAGAGCCTGATGCGGGGCGGCGAAGAATTTCGGGTGTTTTACAGCTATAATCCGCCGAAATTTATGAGAAGCTGGGTCAATCAGGAAACGGCGGAGGAAAGAAGTGACCGTTTGGTACACCACAGCACTTACCTGACGATGCCGAAAAAATGGCTGGGCAGGCAGTTTCTGGCGGAGGCGGAGTATATTCGGAAACGGCATCCCGAGGTGTATCGCCATGAATATCTGGGGGAAGTGACCGGAGGCGGCGGAGAAGTGTTCCGCAACCTGACCCTGCGGGAGATCAGCGAAGAGGAGATCAGAACCTTTGACCGCATCAGCCGCGGACTGGACTGGGGATATGCCGTGGATCCGCTGCATTACACGGTAAACCATTACGACAGGACAAGACGGCGGCTGTATATTTTCAGAGAACTGCGGGCCCAGGGGATGAGCAACCGCAGACTGGCGGAGGAGATCATGCGGGAGAACCCAAACCGACGGGAGGTCATCTGTGACAGCGCAGAGCCGAAATCCATTGCGGAGATGCGTGGGTACGGCATTGCGGCGGTGGGAGCGAAGAAAGGGCCTGACAGCGTCTATTACGGCATCAAATGGCTGCAGGATCTGGAGGAGATCATCATAGACCCGAAACGATGTCCAGAAACGGCAAGAGAGTTTGGGGGATATACATATGAAGAGGACGGCAGAGGCGGCTGGAAGGCGGTTTTTCCTGACAGAGAGAACCATGCCATTGATGCGGTAAGGTATAGCAGAGAGGATGATATGCGGCAGATCAGGGTCAGATGAAAGAAAGGAGAAGGGGATTTTGTTTATCACAGAAATGGAACTTTTGAAGGCCAGGCTGGCAGCGGGAAAACGCTTGAATGACAGCCATATCCTGAAAGAGATCTTGCTGGAGGACAGCAGCAGTGAACGAAAAAGAAAAATGGAGGAAGGCGAAAGATACTTCCGCGGGGAGCACGATATTCTGCAGAAGGATTTCCGCAGAAGTCCTGTTTCGGAGACGGGACAGGATGGGGAGGAAAGGATGCAGGTATTTTTCAATCCCAACCGTAGCAACCACCATTGTGTGAACCCGTTCCATCATACGCTGGTAACGCAGAAAACGGCGTATCTGGTGGGGAGGGAGCCTACGATCACGGTAAAAGGCGGCAATATGGAGTTTGAGAAGATGCTGGCAGAAGCGTCGGATGAGCAGTTTAACGGGACGCTGCAGAGATGGATCATTGGGGCGGCAAACAAAGGGGTGGAATATCTCCATGTGTATTATGACGAAGAAGGGGAGTTCCGTTACTGTATCGTGCCTGCGGAAGAGATCATTGCGGTCTATGACGAGGTGTATCAGCAGGACCTGAAGGAGGTCATTCGGTATTACGATATCAAGGTGCTGGATGGCGGCAGAGAGAAAACCAGACGGCGTGTGGAATGGTGGACGGCAGACAATGTGACCCGTTATACAGAGGACAGCAACGGAGAATTTCTGCAGGAGGACACAGGCGGCCACTGGGCTGTGACAGAGATGTTTGACGGAGAGGAAAAGGAAACTCTGCATCATGGCTGGGGGAGAGTGCCTTTCATCCCCCTCAGAAACAACGAGAGGGAGATGACCGACCTGCAGCCTGTGAAGGGGCTGATCGATGCCTATGACTATATCAGCAGCGAAGGGACGAACACTCTGCTGGATATGGTGGATCTGTACTGGGTAATTCAGGGATACGGCGGCGAAACAGCCGGTGCGGTGGCAAGGAAACTGCAGGTAAACAAAGCGGTACAGATCAGCGACAGCAGCGGCAGCGTGGAAGCAAAACAGGTGGAACTGCCTGTGGAGGGGCGACTGGACTGGATGAAAATGCTGAGAAAGGATATTTTCCATTTTGGCATGGGCGTAGACACGGACAGCGACGACTGGGGCAGATCTGCCAGCGGCGTGGCATTGAAATTTCAGTACGCCATGTTTTATCTGAAGATCAATGGGATCATTCCGGAAATCAGAAGATGTGTAAAGGAATTTTTCCGTTTTGTGGTGGAGGATCGAAACAGAGAAAGCGGTACGGACTGGAACTGGAAGGACATCATCGTTACGCTGAACACCAACAGCATTACAGATGATATGGAAACCATGCAGATCATTCAGGCAAGCAAAGGCATTGTCAGTGAAAAGACACTGCTGGGCAGACATCCTTTTGTGGAGGATGTAAACAGCGAGATGGAACAGCTGGAAAGAGAGAGAAAGGGGAAAGAAGAATGACGGAAAAGGAACTGAGAGAGATGGGCGTGGAGGATGCCTATGTGAGAAAAGCCGTTCTGGAGGCGATGAAAAAGGAAAATGAAAGCAGCGGAGAACTGCAGAAGGCCTATGAAGAGGCTGTGGCGGAAGTGGCTGCAGTGAAGAAACAGGCGGCTGTGGAAAAAGCCATTCTGGAAAAGGGCGGCAGAAATGTGAAGGCCATTCTGGCTCTGATCGACATGGACGAAGTGACTTTTGACGAGAAAAAAGGCCTGCAGGGGATGGATCTGGAGGAGATCAAAGAGGAGGCTCCTTATCTGTTCCATGAAAGAGAAGAAAAGAAAAAAGGCACGGGTATCACAAAAAGCGGCAGTAAGAAAAAAGAAGATGACATCAGAGCGGCCTTCTGGGGGCTGAAATAAAAGGAGGATGAAAAAATGAATACAATGCAGTATGCTTCTGTTTTTATGACAGAACTGGATAAACAGCTGGTGGAAAAATCTACAACAGGCTGGATGGAAGAAAATGCGACGCAGGTGCAGTATAACGGCGGTGCGGAAGTGAAGATCCCCAAAATGACCATGAGCGGTCTGGGGGATTATGACAGAAACAGCGGCTTTGCCCAGGGGGCTGTGGCAGTAACTTACGAAACAAGAACACTGACCCAGGACAGAGGCAGAACCTTCCAGCTGGATGCCA